CGCGAAAAGTGGACGAGATAGATAACTCGTAATCAAACTAAATGGATACACGCTACCTTGATTTTCAAGCCAGCAATTATACATTTCCATGTGATTTCGACATTGTAAATCGAATAGGCTTTCCAGCCCAATGCCTTAAATTGGTCTTCAAAATCGCAACATTCGCACTTAAGTTAAGGCAGATAATGCCGAATTTAAAGGTGCCTTTGTGCGTCACAGCACTGTTAGCAGCAGTGTATGTGCGAATGCGCTTTGTCAAGCTAGTTTCTAAGCCCATATGCACTGATGTGAAGCTTAAAGTACTAGGCACGCATGATGATAAAACCCACGTAAAGGTCGAAGCGGGTGCTGTAGCAGTTATAAATCAATACCCATCCTGGTACCACTTAATGCCAGGTTGTGTAATGTCTGCTCATGTCACTTTCCCTTTACTCACAGCGAATGCTACACCATTCTTTAGGTATACTCGAGAACGATCAATGATTAAGTTCAAGAGTTACTCAAGACCAGGCACGCTGCTTCAGCAATATGAGTATAATGATGGAGAATGTTTCCAATGGTTGAACTTTGTTTATGAAGTTAGGAAAATCACAGATGAACTGGACGAGAGACAGGGCATATATTTTGTCCCAATAGCCAGTTATGATCTTCGTAACTATCTTCTCACCTGGATACATAACCCTCATACAAGTTGGTTCCACTACAAACCTACTTTGATAGTGATGAAATATACTGATGTTAAAGTTCTACATCGAGTTAATGTGATTAACCCAATCAGTATATCCCTGAGCCAACATATACTCCCACACACTTGCGAATTAGAGTTGTTAAATGAATACGCTGCGCGCGGTAAACACAACACTAGGACAGCAACACGTGATATTACTGATGGGGATGAGACGGTCTACCACAATAAGACCACATATCACACAGTTTTTACAGCTTTTGACTCAAATAATGAGGCACTTGAAAACGTACCTTACATAACGTTGGGTATGACTGTTCAAGTCCAACAAGAGTTGTCAGAAGCCCTTTTGGACCTCGACACCGATGTCCCAGAAGTACAAAGTCAAACTAACCCAGAGCTACATGAGGATGTATGTTTGTTGTTGGAACCCGATAAGGAGACCATTTGCGTTCAACCAACTATAGACACCAATGATTGTGAGCCGGTTAAACCAGCTTTGATAAGACTGTGTGCAGACATAATACATAACCCTTGGGTTGGGCCAACTATTACTCCCAACAATATGACCATGATGTCACGAGCGAGGTACACAAAATATGACCAAGGGGACAATTTAACAGGTAAAACTAAGAAGAAATACAGACAATACGTTGATGAATTTATAGACTTATTTTACCTCCCAACCAAATCTGGTATCATGCCCAGATTAGTTGAGGAACATGTGGTACTAGACCACCAACCTCGCCCCGCACAACAAAAGTTGTTCAAAACCGCAGCAACTAGGCCTGTTGTGGCTAAGCAACAGAGGAAAGCTCACATTAAGTTGGAAGCCAACTCTGAAGCCAAGCCACTACGCCCAATAGTTTCAGCCGCAGATGACCTTAAACTTGAATATTCAAGAGTTACTATGGGCATCTCACAGTTTATGAAAGATAACCCCACACATTTCCATTGGTATGGATTTGGCCTTAATATGACTGATACGTTTCAACGCGTCCAAATGAAGGCTAAGGTGGCAAAAACTGTGTGTGAAACAGATTTCACAGCATTTGATGTAACTGTTAACGAGTTCTTGAGACATCTTGAAACAAAGTTAATAGAAACAGGTTTTGGACTCAAAGCATCTCAATATCACCTATCACAACTATTTTGTAAACTCAGATTCTTCATACGTTCACCCTTTGAGGATGTAGAAACACAAATCAATTCTTATTGGGGTATACATTCTGGGTCCCCTGAGACGTCATTATTCAACAGCGTAATCAATGCTTTCGTTGCTTACAGCTATTGGCGTAATTCTGGGTACATCAATGAACAAGCTTGGGCTCGTCTTGGTGTTTACGGCGGTGATGATGG